GATGCTGGCAGCTTCATCGACCTGCTGCGCAATGCGTCGGCACTGGACCAAGCTGGCGCCACCGTGCTGACCGGCCTTACCGGCAACGTTGCCATCCCTCGCCAATCCGGCGCTGGCACCGCCTACTGGGTGGCTGAATCTGGTTCGCCTACCGAGAGCCAGCAAACTGTTGATCAGGTGAGCCTGACCCCTAAAACGGTTGCCGCTTTCACTGACTACAGCCGCCGCCTGATGCTCCAGTCGAGCATCGACGTGGAGAACATGATCCGCACCGATCTGGCCACTGTTCTTGCCCTGAAGATTGACCTGTCTGGCCTTTACGGCACCGGTAGCAACAGCGAGCCCCTCGGCCTCAAGCTAACCACCGGCATCAACACCGAAGACTTCGCTAATGATGCTCCTACCTTCGCTGAGGTGGTGGCGCTTGAGAGCGACGTGGCAACCGCCAACGCATTGATGGGCAACCCTGTCTATTTGATGAACGCTGCTATGCGCGGCAACCTGAAGACGACGAAGAAGGACGCGGGCTCCGGCATCTTCATCATGGAGAATGGCGAAGTCAACGGTTACCCCGGCGTGCTTTCCAACCAGGTGGCAGCTAATGATCTGTGGTTTGGCAACTTTGCCGATCTGATCATTGGTTACTTCTCCGGCTTGGATCTGATGGTGGACCCCTACACCCACAGCACATCGGGCACCGTGCGCGTTGTGGCAATGCAGGACGTGGACATTGCTGTTCGCCATCCTGAATCCTTCAGCCGCGGCAACAACACCCTCTGATCATGTTGATCGAGGTCCTACGGCAAACAATGCTGGCGGGCCAGGTGGTTCGGATTGGGGAGGTCATCGAGGCTTCCCCCTCTGACGCCAGGCTGTTGATCGGCATTGGTAAGGCGATCGAGGTTGCCAACGTGGCAGCCACTATTGTTCAGGCAATTCAGCCTGAGCCTGCACCAAAACCACAATCCCCCCGACGGAGGGCTAAGCCATGACCATTCTCAATCTTGGGACCAAAACTGAGGTCCTTAACTTCCTGCCTAATGATGTGGTGACAGCTACTGTCACCGCAAGCACCGCCATTGACTTGGTGGATTATGAAGGCGACATCGCTGTGATCCTTTGCGCCGAAGCAGGCGGCGCGAGCATTACTTACCTTGGTAAGCTGACCGCTTCCGACACATCAGGTGGGACCTACACCGATGTAACCGGCGGCGCGTTCACAATCACTACCGCTAACACCGCATCTGTTCAGAAGATCTCGGTCAACGCTGACGACATGAAGCGGTTTGTCAAGGCAGTGGTCACGGTTGCAGGCGGCACTGGTGCCGGCGCTGTAGCAATTGTCGGATTGGGTTCCAAGAAGTACAGCTGATGGCGTTTACGGAAGACCTAAGCATCTTCCTTGCAGACTTCGGCGTCAGCTGCACAGCTGGCGCCGTTACTGCTAATGGCATCTTGGATATGCCGAGCCAGATCCTGAGCGATGGCATGGTGCTTAGCACTGACTACACGCTGACTGCGCGCACATCCAATTTTGGCAGCTTGATTCGTGGCAACTCGATCACGGTTGATAGCGTGGCCTATACGGTGCGAGAGACGATGTTGATCGACGATGGCAAGTTTGTTCAGATCGCACTGCAAAAGACATGAGTGGCCCCTTCAAGGTCAACACACGCAGCCAATGGGCAGCACTCAACCCAGTGGTGTTGGCTGGTGAGCCTGGCATTGAAAGCGAAACTGAGAACCTGAAGATTGGCGATGGCCGCACGGCATGGTCTGGCCTGCCCTACTTCGGGAACCCTGGCTACTGGGGCTCGTTCTGGGATGAGACCTCGCAGGTGGCAGCCCTTGCCAATACGGCCTATGCGATCAAGCTGCGGCAGATTGATACGACAAGCCGTGGCACGAAGATTATCTCAAACGAGCGGATCACTTTCGATCATCCCGGCATTTACAGCATCACGTTCTCGATTCAATTCAGCAATACCGACAACTCGATTCACGACATCAACGTCTGGCTCCGCAAGAACGGCGCCGATGTGCCCGCCAGCGACAGCCGATTTAGCGTCATTGCCCGACATGGCAGCGTTGATGGCAACGTGATCGGCTGCGTCAACTTCGTGCTGGGCGTGACGACAAACGACTACCTCGAGCTGATGTGGGCGACCAGCAACGTGGCAGCCTACATCCATGCTGAAGTAGCCCAGACCAGCCCGTTCGCGCATCCGAGCATCCCCGGCATCATCTGTACTGTCGTTCAAGTTGCATCTGCTTAACCCATGGCAACCAAACGCGAAACCATCTTGGCGGCGATCCGCACCGCACTGACGGGCACCACAGGAGTTAGCACGCGGATCTATCGCAGCAGGGTTGAACCAATGAGCAGAGGCGAACTGCCGGCGATCGTGGTCGAGCCTGTCAGTGATAACGCTCAGCAGAACACCAGCCTCCCAACGCTGGATTGGACCCTGACCGTTCGCATCTCGGTGATTGTTCGCGGCGACATCCCCGATCAAGTCGCTGATGCAACAGTTCAAAGCTTGCACGCCAAGGTGATGGCCGATCTCACACTGGGCGGCTATGCCTACGATGTGCAACCTATTTCGGTGTCGTTTGATCTGGTTGAAGCAGATCAACCCAGTGGTGTGATCAGCTGCGATTACGCTGTCAGGTATCGGACGAAAGTTGCCGATTTATCCCTTAGCCCTTAGCAGCTATCATGGTGGACGAACACAAAGGCCAGGGCGGCAGCTACCTGGTCGATCCTAAAACCGGCAAGCGAAAGCTCGTCGAGCGGACCCAGCCGGCCCCTCATCCAACCTTCGAGGTAGCCTCTAATGGCATCAGTTCTGACTCGCCGACGCCTGATCCTGGCGAAGATTGAAACCACCTACGGCACCGACTCGACGCCGAGTGGGGCCAGCAACGCGATCTTGGTGCGCAACCTTGAGATCCAGCCGCTAGTTGCCGACACGGTGAACCGCGACCTGGTGCGCCCATACATGGGCCAAGCTGATCAACTGCTGGCTCAAACTCGGGTTGAAGTTACTTTTGAGGTTGAGCTGGCTGGCTCCGGTACGGCAGGCACCGCTCCGGCTTATGGCCCAGTGCTGCGCAGCTGCGGCCTTAGCGAGACGCTGGTCACCAGCACCAGCGCCACCTATGCGCCCGAGAGCAGCGGCTTTGAAAGCTCTACCATTTACTACCACGAAGACGGGATTCGCCACAAGCTGACGGGCTGCCGCGGCACATTTGACATCAGCGCCGAAGTGGGTGCGATCCCATCAATCGCTTTCACGATGACGGGGATCTACAACGCTCCAACCGACGAGACGTTGCCCACCCCGACCTACGCCAACCAGGCGGCTCCGCTCCTGTTCAAGGAAGGCAACACCACCAGCTTCTCGGCGTTCTCCTACAGCGGTTGTCTGCAGTCCTACAACTTCAGCCTCGCCAATGATGTGATCTACCGCGAACTGGTGGGTTGCTCAAAGGAGATCTTGATCACCAACCGGATGCCCAGCGGCACCGTTGTGATCGAGGCGCCGACCATTGCGGCCAAGGACTTCTTTGGAATCGCTACTGGCAGCAGCACAGGCAGCATCACCTTCCAGCACGGCACCACTGCCGGCAACCGATGCACGGTGACCACTGCGCAGTCTGATCTAGGCAATCTGACCTACAGCGATCAGGATGGCGTGCAGATGCTCAACATGCCGTTTATTGCGGTTCCGACCAGTTCGGGCAATGATGAGCTGTCAATCGCTTACACCTAATCCGCGTGGCATTCGTTCTTAAGCAATCTGGCACCTACTCATGGCCGGTCGCCTTTGATCTCCCGATCGATGGTGGCCGCCATGAGCGCCAGACCTTTGATGGTGAGTTCAAGCGCCTGCCACAAAGCAAAATCGGTCCGATGGTTGCCGAGCTGCAGAAGCTTGAAGATCTAGGTGATCTGGATCAAATCACCGACATCGCTCGCGATGTGCTGGTTGGTTGGTCTGGCATCAACGATGACGAAGGCAATGAGATCCCTTTCAGCGAGAAGGGATTGAATGAATTGCTAGAGGTGCCATTCTTGGCTATTGCTGTACTCAAGGCATACATGGACAGCATCAAAGGAGCCAAAAGAAAAAACTGATAGAGGCCGCCGAGCATTGGGCCGGCGGCGGCGTTAAAGATGAAACTCAAGACGATGCCGCCATCCTTGGAGTGGCGCTGCCAGAGCAACCCCGATCCGATGACTTTGAGGTATGGGAGGAAAACTGGCCGGTGCTAGAGATGTTCTTGCGAGTGCAGACGCAGTGGCGCACCACAATGAGCGGCGTGCTGGGATTGGACTATGGAGCAGTGGCTTGGCTCTTTATGATGTACGAAGTAAAAGACCCTCGCGCGCTCTTGGAGGACCTGCAGGTGATGGAGGCAGCGGTAATGGTCTCGATCAACAGCAGGAGCATCTGACATGGCGATGAACATGGATGCCATGCTCCGCATCAAAGCGGACGTTCAAGGCGAGAACAACATCCGCCGGCTGGGCAACTCCATGCAGGGGCTGCAGGGGCAGGCAAAGAACGCTGCGCTGGGCTTCAACACCCTTAAGGGCGCCGTAGGTGGCTTTGCTGCAGCGATTGCCGGCAGCGCCATCGTGGGCGGGCTGACGGCTGTCATCAAGAAATCCATCGACGCAGGCGATGAACTGTTCAACCTGCAGGCCAAGACCGGCATTGCAGCCAATGCGCTGATCGGATTGGGCAATGCAGCCAAACTGGCGGACGTTGATCAAGCCACTCTTGGCAAAGGCCTGACCAAGCTGAGCGTGAACCTGGTCAAGGCCGCCGAGGGTAATGACGGGCTGACGCAGAAGTTCAAGGCGCTGGGCGTCTCGATCAAGGATGCCAACGGCCAGGTGGTGCCGGCAGACAAGGCGCTGAAG